TGAATTGAAACACATCAATATTTAGAAATGGATTGTATTTTTTCATTTTTAAACTGACGGTTTCCCATACCGGATCTAAAAGTTTCTTATCAAACTTTTTCCCGAACAGGAATATTTTATCATAGATGACTAGAGTTTCAATAGAAATCTTCCCGCTCAGGAATCTTTTTAGAACGGGTGGATGACCTTTGGAACAGTTGAACACAGTTTCTAATTCGTTCTCGGAGAACAATTCCGTTGATTGTTCTTTGAACAAGTAAGTCAAACTCTGTTGTCTCCGCATCCAATCTGCGTAAGTCCTTTCTCCAGAACTGATAATTTCTCCAATCCATAAGTTCTGTGGGTTGTCTGATGCTACAAAGTTTGATACTAGAAAATCTAAAACTTCTTTATCGTTGTATTTGCGACTTGTCTTCTCAAACCAGTATTTGTCCTTGCGTTTGTTGAAGGATGCCATACTGGCACGAGTCTTCGCACCGTACTTAAAGAAGTCGTATTTTGGATTTGTGAAATGATTTTTGAGTGACAAATAATGTTGATAAGTTTCAAAGGGTGTCACGATCATAAAGGCAATCTTGCTCTTGATGTTTTCTTCATAAAGTTAAGACGAGTGGCATCCCACTTGAGTCTTTCTTTTAAAGGTTTTGAAATGAGTTTTGTGACTGATTCTACCTCAAGACTATTGACTTCGCAATAGTGACAAATAGCATCAATATAATTCAGATTTTCTTCAGCAACAATTTTCTCAATCTCAAGAGCAAACTTGGAAGGGGTTAAAAATTTACTTTCTATTGCCTGTTCTAGTTCTTTATTTGGTTCCATAGAGCTCCAGTTTATCTCCAACAAACTTTCTAATGTATTTGCCGAGTAGTTTGATGTACTTTGATTTGTCTCTTTCTTCATAGACGACGCATTCTCCATTTTCACAAGCCATGATGATTACAAGTTTTTTAACTGAAATACCAGTCAGTTCGTATAGCATACAACCGTAAGCCATACATTGAACAAAATAGTGTTCAATCCACTCGCGTGGTTTTGGTTTTTTGGAAGTCTTAAAGTCAATTATTGCTAACTCACCGTCATATTCGGCAATACAATCAACTGTCCCAGCAATTCCCAGTTGTTTACTATATAGGGACCCTTCAAGGGCGTAAATATTATTTATACGATTGAGTTCTGATTTTGAGATCTTAAACAGAAAATCTGAAAGAGGTTGAACTTCTGGCAACTTCTCATTTTTAAGATAATGTTCAGTAAGAGAGTGCATATCTGTTCCACGACTTGTTGCCGCTTTTGTAACACGCTCTGCTTCTTCTTCACCTACCTTCTTACGCCAGTTAATAAAGATTTCCTTATTAAAATGACTGGTCACCGAAGTGATGGAGACCAGTCGAAGAAGTTCTTCTTCATCAGGAATTGAATAGTATCTTACACCATCAATTGTCTCACGCTCCAACTTAGGGAGTTCAATATCAATATGATTAAACATTAAAACCTCACTTTGTAGATATTATAGCATATTATTATGCTTTGTGATATTAATCCACATTTTACCATTTTTAATTTTAGTTATGTGCCCTTGCCTAACATTATACATTTTGGCAATTTGTTTTTGTGTCATATTGCCTTCCCAAGCAAGATTATAGATTTCTATAATTTGAGTTTCACTTAATTTACTCATAGGATGAGAAGTTCCAGGAAATCTTTTTTTTAATTTTTCTATCACTTGTGGTGAAAATTTTTTCCCTTTATTTGCCTTTGAAATTTTTTTCTTAACCTCATCTGTATGTTTTTTACCGTAAAAATGATTTTTTTCACCCTTCATATTCTCACTCAAATATTTTTTATATTCATCAGAGTGAGTTTTTCCATACATTCCGTTTTTTTCACCTTTAACTCTTTCACTCAATATTTCAGTTCCTTTTAACAAAGTATTTGGATTATTTAAAATTGAAAAACCTACAGATTTTTCATTAAAATTCATACAGTTTGGGTCATTTATGTATTTTAAAATATATTCTTCTTCTTTTTTAAGAAGTTCTTCTTGGTTTTCGCAAAATAAAATAATATCTCTTTTTAAGGTAGATTTATCTTTTACAGATCTTACCCATTTACCACTACCAAAATATCCATCATTCAAATTATTAGTGGTGTGTCTTCCGTAATAATATAAACCAGAAGGAGAATACGTTTTATAAATGAAATGATACATAAAAAACAATAAGTATTGTAAAAGAATACTTATTATTTATATTCTTTTACAATACCAGTCAAAAATCAAAGTCCTAATTCTATTTTGGCAATAAGATATTCTTTAACCAAAGATGAGCGAACAATATCCTCAATACCAAACTCAATTATATCAAAAGAAGGCATTTTACGCAATACCGTCATAAAATCTACAATACCATTACGCTCATTTGTTTTTTGTAGATCAGACTGAGAAGCATCGCCACAGAAACAAATCTTGGTATTCTCACCAACACGAGTAATGATTGAATCAAGTTCGTGGAAGTTTAGGTTTTGGAACTCATCAACAATAATGATAGCATTATCAAGCGTAGTGCCTCTTAGGAATGAAGTACTCCAGAACTTAATGGTTTCTTGTGACTTAAGATTTCCATAAAGCATCTCAAAGTCAGCATCAGAAGGCATCTGGAACATATACTTCACCATATTCTTATAAGGAATCTGGTAAATATCTGCCTTATCTTCGTGAGAACCAGGCAAGAATCCAATTTCTCTTGTAGCAACTAATGAGCGAACCAGATAGATTTTCTCATAAGGTGTTGATTCATCCAAAACATCTGCAAGAGCATTGTAGAGTGTAATGAAAGTCTTACCAGTTCCAGCACAACCATAAGCAACTAAGTGTTTACCTGCCGCATATGATTCAAAAAGACGCTTTTGATTGTCTGTAAGTGGATCAATATCAACCAAATAGTCAGAACTCAGAGGTTTTCTCCTCTTCATCTGTTTTGCCGTCAGACCAACGCCGATTGGTTGCTCTACATTTCCTCTTTTTCTTCTTGCCATTAGATTTTCTTTACGTAAGAGCCAGGTGCTTTGGATGCCTTGTGAAGAACATCATTCCATCCAGGGTTGCGATTGATGAGTCTATCTTTCCACTCACCAACCTCACCAGAACCAGGACAGGTAGATGGATCACTCCAATCCCTATCCCAGTCTGGATTATCTAACTTCCACTGAGACCAGTCGTGAACACTCATATTCACTTCTTTCTGTTCACCAGTGGTCTTATGAATAACGGGGTATGTCGCCATAAAGTTACGAATTCAAGATAAAATATTTAGACCCACTCAAGGGCTTCTGCGACTGTTGGGAATTGTTCGGAAAACACCTTCTTACATTCCAGAGCAATGTCCATATGCTCTTTCTGGGTGCCATTTTTTTCTCTAAGTTGAATGTAATGAATCCAGTTGCGGCAAGATCCACTCATATAGATGCGTGTGGGCGTCGCTAAGGGCAGTACAAACCGAGCACACTCCTTTGCGACTCCTGCCTCCAGAAGACGCTTGTAGAGGTTGTTAGAGTGGGCAAATAGTTCAGCAATTTCTGCTTGAAATTTAAGTTTTACATAGTCACCAAGATCATCAGTAGAATTCTGACGATTCTTAGTATCTTGACGACGAAGATCTGGAACAGGAATATTTTCAGTAATCAGATTTGTATCAGCATAACGCTGGGAAAACTCTTGAAATGTAAAACTACGGTGCCTTAATATTTGAGCCGCGATACCACGATTTGTTTCAATCTCAAGAGTCATAAATGCCTGCTCAAAAACAGACCAATGATTGTGCTTAATACAATAACGTAACAGACCTGCATAGTTTTCAGAATCCTGATTTGCTGGATTAGAAACTCTCGCAACATAGGCCATTGTTTGTTCTGCATCGGGAGTCACACTGATGAGTTTTACTGTCATTTCTTTCCAAATCCTTTTGATGTATGTGCTTCTAGTTTAGCGATTTCTTCCTCTGCTTCACGAAGTCTTTTTTTCATTTCGTGAAGTTCTTCTTCGGAATACATATGATTTTGAGCGACTAATCGCTTCATTAATTTTAGCAGTTCTTTTGCTTTTTTAGTCTGCGTATCCATCGTCATCGTCATAAAGTTCGTCGTAATCTACAAATCGTTCTGTTGTTTTCTCTGGTGCCTTGTAAGCAGAAACATCAGAGTACACTTCTGCTTTGAGAGAATCTACAAGAAGTTCTAGATTACGGACGATGAGTTTGAGTTTGTCTCTGTCCATAAGTTACTATTCTCTTTAGGCATTTTACCATAAAAAAAGAGGGGCAGTCAACCCCCCGTTTCATTATGACTTGCTTAACAACTCCCTACAAATTCTTTTACAAGTTTGTTTTTCATCATCACACTCAATCAAACAATTAAAATAATCATTAACTAAGTCGTTCTGTTCATTAGATCGTTCTACTGTCTCCTCAAAGTGTTCCCATCCAGCTAGTTGATTGTAAGAGATTAGGTTGTGCATAATAACCTCCATGCACATAGAATAACATAACAAAGGGGTTTTCATTCATACGCTTCACCTCTATATTCTACTACTATCTAGGTGTTTTGTGTTGATTCCTTAACAATAATTTATACCTACGAGTTTATACCTATAAAAAAAGGAGGGTTGCCCCTCCCAGTGATTTACTTATAAAGCCACTGAATGTATGATGACAGTAATATGGTCATCAACGCAATCGCAGCAGTTGAAGATATGATGACTTGTCCCATCACTTTGCTCCAACTAGTTGTGCTAGTTGTGCCTGATGACGACGCTCTTCTTTTTGCTTTTGCTCTTTAATGATTTGAAGGAAGTTAAGTTTTTTCATCACTTGTGTCCCTCCTTTACAAACTTAACACCACGATAGGTTTCGTTGTATTGTTGGGCTTGTTGTTG